AAAAACCGCTACGGCGATACGGTCACATTCGCCCGGTACTCTATCGCTGAGAGGTGAACTGCTATGGCAAAACCGGGGGTAATGTTTTACTTTGAAATTCGCCCTTGCATTAAGCGGCTGACCCTAGAGGAAAAGGGGCAACTGTTCGAGGCTATATTGGACTATGGAGAATATGGGGCAATCCCGGAGGTTGACGGAGCTGTAGGCGTTGCATGGGACTTCATCCAGCAGCGGCTTGACCGGGACACAGGGCGATATGATGAAAAAGTGGAGCAGACGAAGTACGCTGTTGCCGTTCGGGAAGCGAAGAAAAAGGGAATCCAGTTACCTCCCTTTGAAAAGTGGCGGCCGTTATCGGATGAAGAAAGGGAACGGTTGTTATCGGATGATAACGAACGGTATCCAAACTCAACTACAATCTCAACTTCAAACTCAACTTCAATCTCAAACTCAACAGAAAATAAAGAGAGTGTGGCGGTCGAGCCGCCACCCACACCCGAGGCCGTGGCAGGTAAGAAGGCCCAGAAGCATAAATACGGCGAATACATGAATGTCCTGCTGACAGATGATGAACTGAATAAACTCCGGGCCGAAATACCGGGCTATGAGGATCTCATTGGGCGTCTTTCTGAGTACATGGCTAGTACCGGGAAGAAATACAAGAGCCATTACGCAACAATTCGCTCCTGGGCAAGGCGTGAAAGGAAAGCCGGTGGGCCGGTTCAGTCTTTCCCGGAGGACGATTTACAGGGAATCATATAGACAGGAGAGCAAACAATGGACGATTTCAACGGAATTGTGGCGGGGATTGCTGCATCTACCCCCAGAAATATCAACGAGTATCTGGCACCAGATGGGGTTTACCGCTGTAGGGTCTGCCAGCAGCCTACCAGAACAAAGATTCACATTCCCGGCTATGGGGACTTTGAGCCGCCAATCACCTGTGACTGTGATAAGGCTGCAGAGGCGGCAAGAAAGGAGCGGGAGCGTCTGGAAGAAATCGACAGGAAAAGGCGAATTTGCTTTAATCAGGCGGCTATGCGCTCATGGTCATTTGAAAATGACGATAGGAGCAATGCAAAACTATCTGATGCCATGCTCAGATATGCCGTAAATTTCCCCCACTTCCTGAAGGAGGGAAAGGGCTTGTTGCTGTTCGGCCCTGTCGGTACCGGAAAGAGTTTCTATGCTGCCTGTATTGCAAACCGGGTCATTGAAATGGGCTATTCCGCAAAAATGACCAACTTTGCTACCCTCACAAACGACCTGCAGGGGATGAATGAGGGCCGCAACCAGTACATAGAGGATTTGAACCGCTATGGTTTGCTGATAATTGACGATCTGGGAGCAGAGCGCAAGAGCGAGTATATGCAGGAAATGGTATTTAATATCATCGACAGCCGATACCGCTCTGGCCTGCCTATGGTCATCACCACCAACCTTTCCGGGGAGGAAATCAAAAAGCCGGAGAATACCAGCTATGCAAGAATCTACGACAGGCTGTTGGGCTGCTGCTTCCCGCAGGAGATTACCGGCCCCAGCCGCAGAAAGAAAGAACTTCGGGACTCTTTCGGGGATATGAGGGCAATTCTGGGCCTGTGAAGGGTGGGCAATACACAGCCGCCACACGGCGGTAGCAGATGGGCAAAACCCACTTGCTGCCGCCCTTTTGCCCATGCAGGGCCTGAAGCAGAAATTGTGGGGAAAGTAGGGTGATGAAATTGTGACCAATGAAGAGCTGGCCACCCTCATACAGAATGGAGATGATGGCTATTTACCACTACTGTGGGAACAGGTTCGAAAGCTGATCCGGATAAAGGCAGAACAATACCACCGATATTTTGCCATGAGCGGTGGCGGTAATTACGCAGTTGACCTGGATGACCTGATACAATCCGGCTACTTTGCTGTTTTGGAAGCGGTGAAGTATTATTCCTCTGAAGCGGGGTACAAGTTTACCTCATATTTGGATAAGACACTGAAAAACGCATTCCGCAGTACTCTTGGGATTCGAAGCTCAAAGCGTGACCCATGCGCAACTGCCACCTCTTTGGATCTTCCTGTTGGGGAGGACGAGGACACTTCCTTGCTGGATCTGATTGACAGTCATGATTCCAGCTTAATTCAGGTGGAGGAGAGCGTATATAACCGGGACCTGCGCCGGGAGCTTTCCGAAATCCTGCAGCGGCTCCCGGATGAAGAGCGGTCAGCTTTAACCCTACGCTTCTTTTTTGGGATCAGTTACGCAGAGCAGGCGGAGAGCAAAGGCGTCTGCCGCCAAAACATAGCGCAGTATGGCGATATGGCGCTTGAGAGAATCCGCAGAAATCCGAAGTACATGAGGACTCTTTGGGAGTTTATGCCGGAGTATGAATTCGATGCCTACCGTGGCACCGGTTTGACGGCCTGGGCCAGCTCCGGCCTGTCTGTACAGGAGAAATATCTATCCAGTCTTGACAAAAACACCATGGGTTTACTGATATAGGAGGTTACATGAAGCCAGAGGAACAGATAGAGCAGTTTTTCTGCTGGTATGAAACAGATGACTACTTGGAGCAATACAACGCCAACAGAGCGGCGCTGAGGGCCTTATTTGAGGAATACCGATCCGCCACAGGAGAAACCAGGACATTCATGGATCAGCTGCTCACGGCCCACGCCGCCTTTGGTAAGGGCGAGAAAAAGCCAGAGGCACAGAGAGCCCATAATTCCTTTGTCCTGAGATATGTGGCGGGATCAAAAATAAAGGAGATTGCAAAATACCTGAACATTTCGGGTTGCACTGTACTTAGGGATATTGACCTTGTATTTGATGACCTGATGATATTTGCCTTCGGGGTGGCGGGTATGGTTCCGTATGAGTATATCACCATCTACGATAACCAATAAGAAGGGCTGTATTTGTGTGGCACATGGAAATACCGCTGTGGGCCTCCTGCTTCGCCTGTGGGCCACCTTTTTGGCGGCGGTTATCGTGTGTGCCCTTTCAGAGAACAAAAAGCAGCGGGAGCCATGATCCATGCTCCTGCTGCTTTTCTTTATTCTGCTGTGGCATCTGCATCGGTGCCGGCTTTATCTCTGGACACTGTCTCAGCTATTGCCCGGTTGATAAAGGCATTGAGGCTTTCTCCCTTGCTTTCTGCGTGGGACTTAATAATGTCCTTCTGCCCCTTCTCCAGGCGCAGCTCCACCCGGTCGTAATTGGCGGCGTTATACTTGGCCACGGCCCGGCGCTGGGCATCGCTGATCTTCTTTGCGCTTGAATCCATGTGCTACATTCCTTTCTAACCAAAGTGTGGCGGCGCTTTACATGCAAGGTCACCTTTTCCACCGTAGCTGTATTATAGCACAATTGTCTACTGCCGTCAATAGAGAAAATTAACAATCTACTGCCGTCATATTTGTGCATCATTCCATCTTGAAATCTACTGCCGTCAGTAGTATAATGATGACATAAAGAACAGGGGAGCCAAGTTCAACACAGCCTGATGTAACCCCTACAACAAACACATAGGAGCTGAGGCAGCACGGAAAGACGGCAAAAAAACAGGAACACCAACCGGGAAAAGCTGCAAGGTAGCAGGGCAGCGGAAGCCGAAAGCGCCCACAAACTCAAGCCCATATCCTAGTGAACCGGAACACCCGGTGACATGACTTGAAGATGACTTGAGGGTTGGTAACCGATAGACCAAAAACAGGAGGCTATTACATGAAAAAGTACAATCTGAGCAGCATCATGAAGACCGCATGGGGTTTCTTCCGCAAGGGCGTTCAGTCCTTCGCAGTGGCCCTGCGGATGGCCTGGGCCAACGCCAAGACCCACAACACCGCCAAGGATGTGGCTGGGATCACCGAGGAAACCCATACATGGTACGGCTGGAAGCAGCTGGGCTATGAGGTGATCCATGAGAGCAAAGCCCTGTATCAGGCAGTTCTCGCCGATCCCGCCACCAAGAGCGGCACTCGCCGGACTTCCTATTTCGGCCTGTCCCAGGTGCAGCCCATCGGTGCATAAGAAAAGCCCCTTGCATCAACGCCGACCAAAGCACGATGCAAAGAGCCTAACGCCAACCCGGATTACAGGAGGCAAGTACAGTATAGCTTGCCTCCACCCAAAAATCAACTATTTTCTCAGAGAGGTACGAAATGAAAGACATAGAGAACACTGTAGATGAAGCCGAAGTTATCCGGCTTTTGTGGGAGGAAGCTGAGAAGGAACAAGAGGCCGCGATTGCCGAGTATCAGGCAATGCAGAAAGAAGTGGTTGCTCTTTTCAATAGCCTGTCGGAGGAAATGCAGAAGCAATTCCTCGAATACATGAGGGAACTGATTCCAGATGGAACAGATGAACAGACGGAGGCTGTATAACGGAGCCAAGAGCGGAGCCAGGGACACACCCGGCCCCGCTTTTTCGCCGATACGGTGCATATTCGTTCGTTTCGCAGGGTGAAACTTTTTGGGATTCGAGTTAAATCGCAGAGGGACTTTTTCAGATTCGAGTTTGTTCCGCAGGCATTGTTTGAGTTGTTTGTTTCGCAGGATGGTACAATATAGGAGCGTTCCTTTTCGTTAATACCCAAAAAGACATTGATAATAGCCGCCTTTTTGGCATGACGCATGGATGCAGAGCACACCCGAAATAAAGGAGCGTTCGGTTTCAAGGTTGCAACTTTTTGCATCTGGTTGCAACCAAAAAAGTTGCAACTTTTTTATGAAAAGCGTTGCGGTTCTATGCCTTTCCGAGCCAGGAAACAATAGTTTGTTTGTTTCGCAGCGATGGGATTCGTTTCGTTTCGCAGGATAGTAGCGTTCGGTTTTCTGCCCCCTTTCTATCGCTAGGGGGGATTGCCCCATGCTGCTGCCGAAAGCCCACAGGAGGGAGCCTGTGCGGCCGGATGCACAACAGAAAATAAAAAGCCCGCCACGGTGGCGGGAGCATTGACAAAACCTGTGATTTGGGGTATAGTGATGATGTAACGAGGGTGCTACCGGCAGACGGTCAGCCCCTAAGTGGTTTTGTTACAAGAAGTAACCGCACTCTTTGGGCGAGGGGCGGTTACTTCTTTTTTGTCTGCAAAAACAGGCCGATGATGCCAACGATTAAAATGCCGATCTGAATGAGGTCGGAGTATGTAACCATCTGCAACACCCCCTTTTCTCTGTCTGAGATTCGGGGGCTAAGAAGTTACCCCCGAAGAATGGGGGCTAACCGCCTACCGTTACTGGTAGCACCACGGACAGAATAACCCACATTGGGCCAAATGTCAACAAGAAGTATGCTGACCGCTGCTGCCGGGACGGTGCCCGTTTCGTTCCACCCTGCCGTCCCTCATAGGGCAGGGACACCGCCAGCCATGATACCGTGGCGGTTCAAGCCAGCTTCGGCGGGCATGAGCCTGGGGCCGTGGGCCACCGCTGGGCCACCCATGGAAATTCTGGGCCAATTCTGGGCCACAGCAGCCATAAACGTCCAAAATGATATAGGTTGATATGTTATGAGAAATCTAAAGTTTTGAGGTAAAATGATACATTTCGATTCGATAGAATATGATAGGAAATAATACTACCCGCTCTCATAACCCGGAGGCCGCAGGTTCGAGTCCTGCCTCCGCAACCATAAAAACACCCGGTATTCACCACGAATACCGGGGTTTTCCTTATTTTCCAGGGATTTTTGAAAGCGGCCTATTTTCAATTCTGGGCCAATTCTGGGCCAATGCCCTCAAAAAACCATTTCCTGGGCCACGCCGGGCAGAAATGCCTGGCTTTTTTATGCCTTTTTTCGCAGCAATACATCCGCAATACACTCCGAAGCCTTCGCCTTGTTTTCCTCGATAATGTGGCTGTAGAAGCTTTCCGTGGTGGTAACGCTTGCATGGCCCAGCTGTTTGGATACCGTGACAATATCCGTGCCGTTTGCCAGCAGAACGGAGGCCACGGTGTGGCGGAAGGCGTGGGGGTTGATATGGGGTAGGCTGTGCCGTTTGGAAAATCCATTGAGCCAATCCGTGATGCTGTCCGGGTTCATGGGTTCCCCGTTGTCCCGGGTAAATACATAGCCTGTATGAATCCAGCGGTCACCGTTTGCAATCTGAAGTCGCAGCTGCTCATATCTGTGCTGCCGGAGAAGCTGCATTGTTTCTGGCGGCAGGGGGAGAAGGCGGCGGTCTCTGGTCTTTGTTTCGCCCTCATACACGCCACGGCTTTTCGTGTAGAGCAGTGCCCGGTCAATCCTGATCCGGCTGTCCTCAAAATCCACCTTCTCCCATTTTAGACCCATGATCTCCCCTCTCCGGCAGCCAGTGACGATCATCAGGTGGGTAATGAGCTGCCATTTGAGCGGTTCTTTTTCCAGTGCCTCCAGGATCGCCGCCACCTCTGCGGGCTGGAAGTAGTTGGGATCTTTCTTCTGTACCCGTGGCGGGGTTGCCTTTGCGGCAGCATTGTAGGGAACGAGCATTTCTTTTTCTGCCTGGGCCAGAATGGTGGAAATCAGCCGGTGATGCTCCAGAATGGTTTTATCAGACAAAGGGGAGGTATCAAAGGCAATGGAAAAGAGTTCCTCTGTTTTCTCCCCCAAGGCTTCGACGATGGCATTGGCGGTTTCTACGCTCACGCTTTTTCCCTTGGCTGCCGTCACCATTGTGGAGAGGGAGATTCCCGCCGCTGCCGCCACCGCTGTTTTTGTTTTCTTTCTGGCCTTCAGATAGGCGGTAAGGTCAATTTTTGTTGTGGCGGTTCCTTCATCAGCACGGATGCCCATTTCCCCCAAGTTCTTATAAAAGGCGTTCAAATGCTGGGGCCGGATGTCTGCGAGCTTCAAATGACCGATGGCGGAATTGATCCGCCCGAGCAATTCCCGGTATCTGTCCTCTGTTTTGGGGCGGAGGCCGGTTCTTTTTTTCAGGTCTAGCACATACTCCGCATATTCTGCAAAGGTCTGCCGGTTATCCAGGGCAAATCCCTGCTCAATACTGCGCTCAAAGTCGGCAGCGGCCCGCTGGACGGCTTTTTCGATCTGCCGGGCAGTCATGCCGGGTTCCGGCTTATAGGTCATTCTGTGGCGGATGCGCCGCCCGGAGGTATCAAAGCCGGCTGACACGCTGATTCTGTAGGAAACGCCGTTTTTATACGATAGCTTCTCAATCGTTGCCATAAAAATCACCGCCTAACCCATGTTCCTGTCCGAAAATCTCACAACGCTTTCTGATTGTCGTTTCCTTTGCGTTGTCCAGTATTGCGTAAAGAATGTTTCCGGCTTCAAACGAGTTGTATTGAATGGCCACTTCCGGGTCTAGTATGATTCTCTCCCAGTTTTCAAGTATTTCATTGAACTTCGCTTTATACTCAGAGGGAAAACTATCCAGAAGCAGACCTATCTGGCTATTGAAAAAGTAAGCTGCTAGAGCCTTGTATACTGTTTTGCATAGGTCGTGAAGCAACTCACTATCACTACAAAGAAGAACCTCCAAGGCCAGCCGTGTATCATTTCCAGCGGTTTCACGCTGAATATTTTTTATAGCAGTCTCTGAAAGTCCTGTGACTTTACACGCACTGCTCATTTCTGGATTGATTGATGGATTTTCTGACAGGCATAGAAGCCAATCAACGGAAACACCATAATGTACTGCGAGTGCCTTTATCTTTTTATAGCTCGTTTCCCGTTCTGACCCTTCTTTCTCTAATTCCTGAATCAATGACGAGGGAACTCCTGTTGCATCATATACAGCTTGTCTCGACTGATCGCCATTTTGATTTAGGGATTTCCGTGCATCTAAAAACCGTTCCCATTGCTCCAGTTTAACACCCATATTTAGGTAACCTCCTGACACATTATGACAGACTGGGACAGAAAAAAATATTGTAAGTAGAAATAAAGATACGTTTTTTCCTGTGGTATAATGAAATTGTGCTCAAGAGCAACACAATCATCAACCTATATATAGGTATACCAGATTGCCGGTCTTGTGTCAACAACAATTTCATTATGGAGGTGCAAAACTTGAGAATGCAGAAGAATGAGGAAGTCCGCCAGCTGGCAAAGGATCGGGGCGTAAAGCTGTGGGAAATCGCTGAGAGGCTGGGCTGTGCAGATGCCACGCTTTCCCGGAAACTGCGGCGGGAACTGCCCGAAGCGGAGAAAAAGGCCATTATGGACATTATCGAAGCTATCTCCGCAGAACAGGGGGAATAACTGTGGCGGATGTAGTGACGATCAACGAGGCTGTGAAGCGTGCCCGCTCTGAGGGGCTGCCGGTTTCGGAATATACCCTCAGACGCTGGATAAAGACCGGGGCCGTGCCCGTTAGAAAAGCAGGCTCCCGGATGCTGCTGTACTACCCCAACCTTGTGCGTTTCCTTCAGTGCGAGGACGGCGGGGACAATGCCCCCGCCACGGTGATTCCTTCCGGGATCAGGCGTGTAGACCTGTGAGGTGCAGCCTATGACCCAATGTGAAATGATCCTCAAACACATGGAGGAATGCGGCACCATTACCAGCTGGGAGGCTATGCAGGAATACGGAATTATGCGGCTGGCCTCCCGGATCACCGACCTCAAAAAGGCCGGAATCCCCATAAAGCGGGAAATGGTCAGCCAGAAAAACCGCTACGGCGATACGGTCACATTCGCCCGGTACTCTATCGCTGAGAGGTGAACTGCTATGGCAAAACCGGGGGTAATGTTTTACTTTGAAATT